ACTTTTGTCAACAAAGATCTAGAAATCCTGCACGGTCCGGCATGCAGTTTGCTGGACATTGTGCGAAAAAAATCCAAACGCAAATCAATCACGCTGGTGCGAAGAATGGACTGAATCAGTTGGTGAGATTCATGTGCAAGGCCACAAGAGCCGCGTAGGAAACTGCGTGGCTTTTCTTAAATGTGTAGCCCTGTGAGTCATCGCCGTCCCATACCGTGGCAAATACTTCGGCCCAGGGTTTCATTTGTAGATGTGCTTTGCCCGGGCGAATGATTGAGATAAAAGCAGCCATCCTGGGTATCGAATCTGGTTTCATCATTCGTAGCAAGTCTGTATAATTGCCCACGTGTACCAGTTGAGAGGCCCAAGGTCCATCTGTCCACAGTCTTGACCATGGAGGTGTTGTGTTTAACATTTCGTCATAGTGCTGTTGATCACGAATCAACTGATACACACTCATGTTCAAAAAGTCCAGTTTGAAGTAGCCGCGCTGTTCGGCTGATTCATAGTCTATGGCTGCACAGCCATTTACAGGGTCTACAGGAATATCTGTGACATACACACCAGAATTGTGACGTCTTCCGTTGCTTTGTCGTGCAGGAACATGCTGAATCAATTTCAACACAGTTTCTCTGTTGGCAAAGTCAATGTCAATGTCTGCACTCATGCTGTGTCTACCAATGCCGCCACAATTCGAACTTGTTCTTCAGCATGAGTCACCGCTGCCAATGCATCTGCTACACTTGGATGTTTTTTTGCCAACTCCAACATTCGTTTTTCTTCTTCCATTTTACGCCGAACCCACTGAATAGCTTCCTGTGTCACTCCGTCTAGTTCAATCTGTGGAATATTTGAACTCAGCATTAACCAGGTTGATCCATCGTATACTTCAATACTTGATCCGTTGCATCGAACCATGCCCGCACTGGGTCGAGCCATGTCAACGTAAGGTGTGCTGTAATTATTGCCTGAAATGTGAATGCCCAGGCCTGCTGTGATGTTTCTAATCATGTTACCATCCTGCCTTGTTTAATATATCTTTCACGTACTCTTGATCTGCTGGGTAGTTAACAAACTTTTTTTGCCAGGCGTCACTATCAATGTAGGGCCATACCATGGCTACTTGTTCTGTGCTGAGTTCGCTTAGAAACTTTTGTCCTGATTCTGAATTGTAAATCACCCAGGGACTTATGCGTCCGGCTGTGACAGCATAACATAGACTATTGGTGTTGCCATACCGCATCCAGTCATGTGCAGGGTTACCTGTTTCTTCTGCCCAACGCATGCTGTGTTCTATTGCACGGGCCAGGGCATCGTCCACTGCTTCCACACGCAGGTATTCAATCAAGTATTCTGTGTAAACTTTGTCACTGCACCAGTGATCAATTTTCTTTTGTGCTTTCAGCAGCCAGGTCATGAAACGTTGAGGTGCAACAACATTGGTGTTTACACAATAGTTTCCAAATTTCACAAATGCCCGGTAGTATGAACTTTCACAAAAATCATCGTGTGTTTTGTTTTTTGCACTGCCTTGCATGGTCTCATAGAACCGGATGTAGGCCTGAAAACCCATGCGCACCCCAGGCTCGTCTCGAGCCAAGCGTCTGCGTTTGGGCTCACACATGTGAACTGCTATTGACGTTTCTCTAGCAAATTCTTTTTTGCAAAACTCGCACGTGAATGTCATTTCTTGTCGTTGCCCGCAGCTCGGTTGTATGCGTCAATTTCTTTTTGAGTTGTTATTTGCGCCATGACATCAATCTCATCATCTTTGTAGGTGGGATACATGGCCATCAAGGCCTTGCGTTTGGCGCTGAGTCCTGCTTCTTTTTTCTTTGGCGCAATCCACGGATGTCTTGGCGTGCCCATACCAGGACTCACACTAGTGGCCATGAGCCATTGTAGTTTGGGATGCCGGCTGACATCAAAGAAGTATTTGTTCAGTCGCTCGTTGGTGGCAATCACATAGAACTCTTGTAGTTCACGTGATCCTTCCACAGATGATCCCCAACGTATCATCAAGTAGTTTGAAAACTTTTTGCGCTCTTCTGGAGTCAAGTCGTCATAGAATGATCTTGCCTTGCGGTCAAACTGTCGCATTTCATTGGCAATGCTTAGTCGATCACTCATTGGATGGCTCCGGCGGCTGTTCGAACCAAAAAGGGCGTTTCATTACCACAATAAAACAATTTACAGAAGAATTGTTTCTTTTGTCAGGGTGCATTGCTGCCAGTTCCCATCCAAACACTCCATGTGTGGTGAGCTGGTCAGTCAGCTCACCCTCGTGCAAAGTCAAGGTCTTGTATTTCCACCTTGTGCGGCCATCGTTCCACTCATTGTGTGCTTCCTGTTCTTCAGGCATCATTGGTTTTACTCAGTTGGTAAATCATTATAGCGCGGTTCAGTGCATCCTGTAAAGTGGGATTGGTGCGGGCAGCTCGCCGTATTTCTCCCCACAATTTGTCTTCAGAGATGTGATCATGCAAAGGACGTCGGTCAGGGGTTCTTGGATCGTAATCCATTCCAATTACCTGTCTTGTGCTGGGGTCTGCACCTGACTCTCGAGCATACACAACACCATCTGCTCGCTCATAGATGTATGTGGCGCCAGGCCGGAGACTGCCCATTAGTGATTCCTTGTGCCTTGAAACACACAGTTAAAGATCATGTTGATGTCACCGTCGTTGATCACTCTGTGAAATGCACCATCGGGAATCAGCACAATTGCTCCTGGCATTACCTGAAACGGCTCACTATCTTCGTTGCCCACAATCATGCGTCCGTGTCCTTGAACAAAGAAATACACTTCTTCTTGACCCTGATGTCTGTGCCCCCGAGTCTGCTGCCCACGATAAAGCTTGGTACTACTGAGCACAAGATGTTTCAAAGTGGTGTTGTCTTTGAGCATGTAGGTGTCGTTGTCCTTGACCACGACTCCGCCAACGTCGTTTGTGTTGACTATTAGGTTTTCCATGTTACCAAGCCTTGTTGTAGTTGACTATTTCACAATTGCGACTCACATCTTTCACAAAGTACACACAGTCAGGTTCGGGATCATCATTGAGCGGCACTGCCAACATCTGCCCGTTCTTTAGTTTGGGTGCGTACCAGTTGACTTCATGGTACACATCCAAGATTTCAATACTGGGGAAACTGGGTCTGTAGCTGCTGAGTGGATTGAATTGAAATACCTTGAAGCCGCGATCGTTTATTGAAGTCAGTGGCAGCACTTCTAGATCACCAATGTCGGGCTCACCAATCAAGATTTGCCAATCCATGGGCATTTTGATTGTGTCTGATCCTATGCGCAGTACCAGGGCCGGAGCATTGAACGATTCCAGAAAAATCAGTGGGATGAAATGATAGTCGGGGTCCAGTGGATTGCTGTTGTCCAAGATAGCAAAACGCATGTCATCAACTTCTTCGGGCAGTTGATTTAAATCATAATAGACGTTGTCAAGAGTAAGTATTCTCATTGTTGTATTTTACAGTTTTGATCTTGGAAAGTCAAGCAATTTTCATCCACTCCAACTTTTCTGCTGAGAATGGATAGTTGGCTTCTCGGTAGAACTGCTTGCGTTTGGTCAGATGTCGTTTGGCAAACTTACAGGTGCTAGTAATGTCCCAAATTTGAACATGATCTTTGTCTTCTGCTTTTCTTATGCCGCGGCCAATGCTCTGGATAACACGGACAAAACTTTTTCCGGGCTCAATAAGAACCAGATTAAAAATCCTAGGGATATTAATACCCACAGCGGCAACACCATAGGTAGCCACAATAATCTTGTCAGTGCTGTCTGCAACTTCATCATATTCATCTTGTCTGTCTTTTGCTTTGGTTGCGCCCGATACAAACACAGCGCGATCACCCAGGCGTTCTACTAATGCGTGTCCTGCGGCCACTCGGTCCACGAGCACCAAAGTATTACCTGTTTCATTTACTCGGCGTATGAGGTCAGCCATGGTATCCAATCGGCCCGACTCTTCCAGCAAGTATTTGAGTTCTGATTGGTACTCTTTGTACTCCACGTGATCCACCAACTGCACAATATTCACGTGACAGTTGGCCAAAACACCTTGTTGTTGCAATTCGTTGGCGCTAAGGCGCCCAATCACAGGACCTAGGCCCACCAACAGGGCCTGGCTTTCAAACTTCTCTTTGGGTATGGTTCCAGTCAAACCCCAGCGAATTGGCACTCTAGACATCACCCCAGTCAACAAGGTTTTCAGCGCATCTGCCTTGGCCATGTGTACTTCGTCTACAATAACGCACACCACCCCTTCTAGGAACTCGTCAATGGTACAATCACCAACCCCGGCCTTGGTATTCTTCAACAGCACATTCAAACTCTGCCAAGTACAAATAGTATGTGTACGACCCCACTCTTTTCTGTCGCCAAAGAACACACCCACATCCTGCTCCATGTTGATGTAGTCTTTTTCTGTCTGTGTCACAAGACTCTTGTTGGGCACAATAACGATTGAGCGTCCATACGGCGCAACAGCATTGCTCAAGGCCGCTGTCATTATGGTTTTACCTGCACCTGTGGCCACTTCCTGCAGGCATTGCGGATTGGCCAAGAAGTTGTT